TGTGCTGGCTTGAGAGCTGTACCCCAACCTTCGTATTCGCTATTGCCTTTGGTTAGCCTAATTTTTGGTTTAGTTTCCCAGCCTTTTACACCAAACTTGGCTTTACCGCTTGATTTCCTACCCTCTCTCCCAAACGGCTCGTATTCCCCTAAATCTTCTCTCTCATTCCCTTGCAACTTATCAACCGCCTTACCTATGTTGTGCGACTTTGGAAAGCCACTGCCATACAACCACATCAACTGATCTCGTATCTCAAAGCCAGCATCTTCGATGGGTATGACTCCTCTGTGATAAGTGCGTGAACCAAAGAAGGATAACAGGTGTCCACCTTGCTTGATGGATTGATAAACCTTTTCCCATAGTTCTTGTTGTGGCACATCGTAATCCCATTGTTTACCCATGAATGACAAGCCATAAGGTGGATCAGTAACGACTGAATCAACATTTTTTATCTCTGAGAGAATTTCATTACTATCGCCACAATAAAGGGTGGCATTTCCAATGATTTCTTTAATCATTGATAACCCCGCCTCACCTTCGGCTTCAATCGATACTCGGTATTCTGCCCAGTACCTTGATGCTCAATATGTTTGTGATTCACGATTTGCAACCTGATCTCTCTGGCAATGGCTCCATCAATATCTAAACCCAGACGATTGCATTGCTCGGCAATGAGAGTATTCACCTCATATGCCGTCACCCATTCTCGGTGTGATAAATGCCGCATAACCTCTGGCAACATTTGTGGATGTTTAACAGCATCCACAAAGTTCTCTAATCGCATTGAATCTGGATTTAATTTGACGAGGCGTTCTTCCGGCCAAGGACCATTCCGTGTTAAGAAACTTAAATTAATGGCACTGGAATTTGCAGCGGTCATTAAAATGCCTGAGTCCATCCACCCGGTCAGTGATGATGCTCCACGAGCACCATCAAACCCATCTTGAGTAGTAGCTCCTTTTCTCGTGTGATGTACTAAAAAGACACAAGGTGGTGCGTCCATTTCTAAGGTTGAGCTTGAGAAAAGTTCATTAAGCTGCTTGAAGAAAATAGCAACCTCGCTGTTTGAATTTTCTTCGCCAGTAAAATAATTGGCTAAAGGATCTATACATACAATGCTGGGCTTAATTCTTTTGACTAATGATTTAAGACGATTGAAATTAGATGCCAGGTCTAAATCACCCCGCTCAGTCCAATAGAAATTCTCTCGGATGAGCTCTTTTTCTTTATCATTAAATGACTCAAATAATGGACGTAACCGTGAACCAACATAGGCGCCACGAATCTCTGCTTGCAGCCAGATCACTTTATGTGGCTTATCCCATTTCATATCTAACCACTGACCGCCTACTGCGGCTGTGGTTAGCGCCTCCAATACTAATTGTGATTTACCAATCTTCGGGGCACCGACAACAAAGACTCTGAATCCAGCAGCAATAAACCCCTCACCTAAAAACTCTGGTGGTTTACGATGCTCTAAATCAAATGCGTCATCTATTCTTAATACTTCTATCGGTCGATCATCAAAAGTTGGCGTCCAACCTTTTTGCCTGGCACCGATAATCATCACCCTTATCTCTTCGCGTGTTTGTGCGTGTGAGTATCCGGGTTGAGTTAGTGTCACACAGTCGCGCAGAATGGTGTCATCACCTAGACCTTTTGCTACCGAACGTGCTACCCATCGTAATGCCGTGTCATGCCACCCATCGTTATGTTGGGTATTAATAGACGTAACATTGGTTTTACCACGACGTCCTTCAATGGCTCTTAAATGTTTATCCTCAAGTTTTGGTAAATCTGAGAACATGTGGAAATCTTCTTGCGAGTCTTGCCAATTCCATTCGTAACCTGGGCCATTAAAAATCACATAACCGCCTTTGTTCCTTATATCGATTCCAGAGCCAGCACTCACCGTAATATCTTCTGGTAATTTGCTGTACATCCAGTGCTCACCACCCGAACGTGTTTTGGCTACTAATGGCGTCCAAGGTAAATTCTCTTTTGCCCAGGGTATTAACGATTCATCTTGATAGGCATCCAAATCTACGACACCGAAAGATTTACCGGTCAGAGCGCCCCACATACATTCGGGGTAGGTTTGAGCCCATCGCTCTATTTGTTCCTCAGTAGGTTTAGTGTCTTGATATTGCTTCCAAGGCACGAGCGGTCGTTTATCTTTGCCGCAAGGAATGACATGCACATCAAACTCACGAGATAACTCAATGATGGCGTCTTGCACGCCCTCTTGAGTTTTGGGTTTATCTAGTAGCATTAATCCCATAAGTCGGGCCGTAATTTAGCTCGATTAATACCTGTGATTTTTTCTACTTCAATCGCACGAAGCGGCGGTATGCCATTTTTTCTTTTTTTCCATGCGTAAATAGATTTAGGGCTTATGCCGATTTTTTCGGACAGATCAGCAATTTTTATATCTTTCCATACGTTATCTGGTGTCACTTTATTCCCCTTTAGTAAACAACCCGAAGATAACTAATGTATTTTTATTTGTCCACCTTTTGGGTAACAAGTTGCACATAAATATATTTTTACTGCAATCTTATTTATTAAGTTCATAACCAGATAATTAATAATATTAATAATATGAATGTTGATAAGTATTTTTAATTAGTGTAGTGTGTTACCCAATAGGTAACTTTTAATAATTGATAGGAAAAGGAAATGAAAGATGAAAAGAGGTATATCCACGCAATCTCAGGACGAATTGCGCAGCTTCGCGCTAAAAACAAAATGTCGCTCAGAGCGTTAGCTCTGCTTGTAGGTCTTTCACCAAATACTATTAAGAAATGGTGCGATGGTGATTCAGTTCCAAGCCGAAAGAACCTAGCAGCAGTCGCCAAAGTGTTTGATGTGTCACCCGCTTTTTTAATGTTTGGTACCGGTAAAGGCTCGCGCAGAAGTGGAATAGATCCACTCACAAAAATGGGCACTGATTTATTCCAAGTATTAAGCACTGATAATCAACGCACACTCATTAGTTTAATGTCGTCGTTATTAGAATCGACAAGAAATGAAACGGAAATAACAAAGCAAGGAAGTGAAAATGGACAAGAAGGTAGTTGAATTAATCAATGAGCAACGACAGCTCATTGCAAACATAGTTTTGTGCCATCGCCACTTGGATGAAGTTTCAGAACAATTTACAAACAATAATGACGCTCCTGATGATTTTGAGATCAACATGAAAAAAGGCAAAAAATGGAGCACTGTCTCTCGTACGTTATATGTCTGCCCTAAGTTAAAAAAACGATTGGATGCACAAGGATTGACAATAAAAGCATGGATGAATCATTTAGGCCGTCCAGCTTTGCATCGAATGGTACAACATTTTTTAACAACGCTGCCGGCTTATGATAAAGATGCAGAATACCCGTCTGGTCAACTAATTAATTTCTTAACCTGGACGGAATTTAAAACAACTTATGGTTATTTAATTTATCAAAAAAATTCTTTCACTTGGCAAATACCAAAAAACCTTAATGAAATATTTATACGTTTTTCAAAAGAAAACAATCGCCATTTTGAGTGTCGGCAAACACATGATGGTGAGGTTGTTATTGGGTTTTTAAACTTCGTGCCAACAGTCCAGCCAGATTTACCATTGGTAGTTCCTAACTCAGATCGCGATTTTCAAACATTTGAGGATAGACTTAGCCTGTGCAGTAAGAAATCTCAGGTTCAACAAGTAATTGAAAATCAGCTTCACATGCACGGCTTAGATGCGTGTCATACTGTTCCGGACTTGCAGTACACTTCTGAGAGAGATAAACAGCTAAACGTCATGGCCAAAAAACACATTTAATAGCCAATTAAATGCAAAAATCACACCACCTTATCGGTGGTTTTTTTTTGCTTAAAATAATTATTTATAACCTTATAGTTGACAAGGTTCACAAGTTACTATAAATTATTTTCCATCAACAAGGGGAGTAATTATGGATACTATTGAAGAAGGTATCTCACAAATATCAAGTGAAATAAGGGATCAGGTCGGCGATACCGCTTTTCCTTTCACTAGACAGTGGCGCGTTAAATCCCCGGAATCATTAAACCTATTTAAACAGGAATATCCAGAATTGTACGCTCGTCTAATGTTTGCAATTAAGCAAGCAGAGCAAGCGTACTGTCCAACTTGTAACGAATAATTTAACAACAACGGGAGTAATAATATGGCTATCAAATTAGTCAAGGGAAGAGTAGAAACACCGCTAAACATCGTAATATCTGGCGTCAATGGCGTCGGTAAATCCACATTTGCTGCGGGTATGCCAAAGCCTTTATTTATTGATTTGGAAAAAGGCACCAATCATTTAGAAGTGGATCGAGTACATGCTCAAACCGATATTGAGGTATTGGATATCTGTCACGAGCTCATTGACACTAAACACCCATATAAGACGTTAGTTTTAGATTCCCTGGATTTCTATGAGGCGATGGTTCATAAATCGGTTGTACGCGAATTCTCGCGTAAAAAAGAAGGCATTGAAGACATTTCTGATATTGAGTATGGCCGTGGCTACTCTCATGCTCTCAAGAAAATACGTCATACCTTAAACATATTCGATAAGGTGATTGATTCTGGCATGAATGTTTGCTTGATCGTGCACACTCACACCATCACTCATCAAGATCCATTGCTTGAGCCGTACTCTAAATTAACTTTAAAGCTACATGCTAAAGCTAGTTCACTCGTCAAAGAGTGGACCTCATTTCTCCTGTTTGCCAACTATCAGGTTAGAACGGTATCGCGTGGTGAGGGCTTTAATAAACGAACCGTTGCAGTAGGTGACGACTCAAGGGTTCTATTCACTCGTGGATCAACCGGGTTCGATGCGAAATCGCGACGCCCGATTGTCAATGAGCAAGGCAAACATGAAATCCCATTAGATTTTAATGCTTTCATAACTTCATATAAAAACGCTTTTAAAGCAGAGGAAACAAAATGAACCAAGCAATACCATTCGGTAGTATATTAAAAGACATGCCAGTCCTCGGACCTGGTGAATTTCCACCACCAAAAATCTTAGATGCGGGTACTTACAAAGTAACCGTCAGCAAAGCAAGACTCTTGGTCAAAGAGGACTCAACCACCATCTTAATTGCAATGGAAGAATTAGATTCTGGTGCAGAGATCGTGAGTTGGATACAAGTCTGCACTAATGAGGTTGCACAAAAAGATAAATTACTGATTTTGAGATTTGCTTTTGAGTGCTTTGGTATAGATGTTCCAGACTCTATTGATGAAGATGGCTTGGGCCAACTCATCAATAAGATGGGTACCGTATCCACTTATGTTTATGAGCCAAAAAACGGTAAGCCACCATCAAACCGAGTCCATCGTTTTCTTCGGGAATCAGCGACAACTGCTGTCGCACCCAAGGCTGCACAAACCAATGCTAAAGAGCTTGATGATAGTGAAGTTTTATCTTCAACTACTGAAACTAACGACAGTCCATCGTGGTTGGAGGATTCTGCTTAATGAGCATTGAATCCATTATGGAAGGTGTTGACGAGCAATTGGGTAAGCCAATGAGTCGCCGAGGTTATCTCGGTGGCTCTTCGTTGGGTAAAGAATGCCCACGGCAATTATGGCTAGATTGGCGGTGGTGCAATGCACCGCTCGCCGATGCTAGATTGGCTCGTATTTTTGCTTTAGGTCATCAGTTGGAAGATAACATCGCTGAGTTCATTCGCAAGTCACCAAAAGTAAGATTAATTACTCACGAAAGAGGTGAGCAAATTGGCGGCTCTTTCTTTGGTGGTCATTTACGTTATCACATTGATGGTTTACTTACTGGACCAGACGGTAAGACTTATTTGTGGGAGTGTAAGACCGCTAACAATAGAAGATTTAACCGTCTTAATAAACTCGGTACTCAAGCCAGAGAAGCCGGTGAAACAAAAAATTTAGCATACAGCGAGTGGGATGAGACTTACTCGATGCAAGTGCATTTCTATGGTGGTGCTTTAAAAGAGCAATACCCGGAAGAAAATATAAACGGTGCCTATATTACCGTTTACGATAAAAATACAAGTGCCATCTACTCTGAGCAGATGGACCTTGATGAAATTATTTATAATCAATTAAAAGATAAAGCCTGGTGGTTATTGAACCTAAAAGAACCGCCACAAGCGGCTTATTCTAAGTCGGCATTCCAAGTTAAGAATTTTATGGACGATGAGGAACGTGGTATCTATTTAGGCGAATTAACGCCTCTGAACCCACTCTGCCGTACTTGTAAGTTTTCGCGTCCTAACCTAAGCGATAAGCAAAAACGCGGTCAGTGGGGCTGTACGCGCACTAAGACGATTATCAATCATAAGCAACAACTCAAAGGTTGCTTGGATCACGAGTGGATTCCAGGGCTAGTACCAGCCAAACATCTCGGTAATAACAAGTATGAAAAGAATGACGTGGTGTTTTATAACGTCGGTGCCAGTAACCCAATGACCGAAGAGCATAGCTACACTTCCAGCGAGATAGCGTACCTGTGTCGTAACGATTTTAACTTTGAAGATAACGATAAGATCACTGATGCACGCAAATTGTTTGACGTGAAACAACAACTAGAGGTAACTAAAAATGATAACAACAATGAAGATTAGAAACTTCTTTTTAGTCTCATGCTTGGCTGCAATTTACTTGTATGCAAGCAATGAAGATTACAAAGACTTAGTACGTCAAAATGAATTGTACTGTGAAATGATCATGAGCGGTGAGTTCAATTGGAGGAAAATTGATTGCAACACTTGATGGTATAAACGGTATTAACCGCGATCACTTTTATAAACAGCTTCCTTTTACTATTCGTGGCACTAGAGCCTGGGATCAGCAAGAAAAGATTAGGAAGAAATTAGGCTGTTATTGCATTTGTTTAGGCGCGATACCTATCCATGCGGCTGCTGGCGAAAAATGGCAATTTAAAAATAAGTTCCACATTATAAACAATAGATTGAAAAGGAAGAGATAATGGCTGATGTACAAATTGATTTTATGACATTAAAGAAATTTAATGAAACCTATCCAGATTTACATGCGTCGCTGCCTTCGTTAAGAAACGAAGCAAGACGACGCTATGAGAATGGATTATCTGATGATGGTGTTATCATTGAAAAAAGAGCCGGGTCAAATCCCAACATTAGATCGTCATTATTAATCAGCCCATCAAAATATTTTAAATGGTTGAGCTCTAGCTAAACATCTTTTTCGATAAACTCTTCGCACGTTTTTGCTGAGGTTTCATATACCGATCAAGCATGTTTGTATTCTTCCATCCACCGAATGATTTGACTTCATCAACATTAGCGCCCTTCTCAAATATATATGTAGCCCAAGCATGACGAAAATGATGTAAGACAATCGTTTCTTTATGTACCGAATCTGGCTTATCTAATTTAGCCACTTGCTTTATCATTTCAAACTTACCAGTGAAGTGATTGGCCCACTCTTTTGATTGCGGTGCTGGTGGAAACACTCTATCACCCAGAAACAATGCTTTTTGAGTTTGCAGTTTTAATGCTATTTGTTTAGACACATAAATATATCGGTCCTCATTATTCTTGGTATCCTTTAGGAATATTTCAGCACCATCATCATTAAAAGTAATTCGATCCCAAGTAAGCATAGCTATCTCATTTCTTCTAGCACCAGTTTGCCATAAGATTTCTAAGTACAGCGGTGTAAACTGCCATACCCAACCTTTTTGCTCTAAATGTTCCTTGTCTCTTGCTATTTGATGCGCAGCTTTGAGCAGAGCATCAAATTCATCTTGAGTAACCAATCGCTTACGTTGATTAATTACACGACTTCGATTCATACCATCAATAGGATTAATCAAACACCATTTCTGCTGTAAGCAAACTTTAAAGAATGTATCTAAAAAAGTCTCATAATCGTATTTTGTTTTTGAGCTCCAGTTACGTTCTTTTTCTATCTCGTATAAACGATTAGTTATCTCATCAGTTGTAAATGTTTTTACTGGAATACCACCCCAATGATAATCCAATAAAATACGATACCCGGCAACATAACGATTAAATTGATACTCTGATTTATCGCCATTGATATTTAATGATTGTGGATTTTTTATAATCCAATTTACGGCCTGATTAAACGTTACATTGTTTTGTAACTTTTCTGGTATTGGCTCATTAGCTCTGATTTTATTTTGCAGTTCATTAATATATATTTTGGCTGCGCGTGAAGTTTTAAAATATTTATTAACTTTTAGTCCTAATGATGTTTTGTTCAACCTTACTCGATAATAAGTTACGCCATTTTTCACCCATTTTTTTGGCTTAATTATCATAAATATCCCCTTATTAATAATATGATTATATTTGAGTATACATAAAACAATCAAAAATGTGGATACTTTTTGGATACTTTCACAAAAAAACCCCTTCCCTAATCTTCCAAAGAAAATCAACAAAGAGGTTTAATGTAATACTATCAATAACTTAAGATGGTGCCCAGAGCCGGAATCGAACCGGCACGTCCTTTCGGACAACGGATTTTAAGTCCGTTGCTTTTAATAATCAGTAATAATCATATTACTTATATTAGGTTATCTAGGTGCTTGTAGAGTATCTTGGTTATTATTGATTACGATGATTATTAGCGAATCAGTTTGAAATTGATAAAAATTTGGATACTTTTTGGATACTTTTAGCTGCCTTGTTAGTTCAATAAAGGATTATCTTTTTTATTCTTTAAAGCAGAAAGATCACTTTCAATCTTTTCTATGTCTTTTTTAATTCCAGATAAATCTGGCATCTGTGGAATAACTTGCAATGGATGTTTATGGTTTTTTAAAACAGCCACATCTTGAGATAAACCTGAGATATCTGGAACAGCTAAAGAGCTTATTTGTTGTTCAATCAATATTACTTTTTTTTCTAATTCTACCAGGCTAGCAACCTGGCTTGAATTTGAATCGGTACTACTTGAAATTGTCGCCTCCAGGTTGTCAATTCTATTAATGGTTTTAGCTCCTTCATACCCAAACCCAGCTAATGTACCCGCTACTGTCAAACCCGCTATTATTTGTCCTAATCGATCATTGAGCCATGCCATAATTTCCTCCATTTAAAGTTGGTTGTAAATTTTTAATATCAGTTAATTTATTGATGCTATTTGAGGCCAAGCCATAGAATGCAACAATATTATCTTGAATAATATTGTTTGCATATATGTCTCTTGACTCGTACCAGATAGGCTCTGGAGGCATCTGTACTTGACGATAATCACTAAACCCAGCGACATACCCCATAAAATCCACTAGATCGCTAGAATCGGCATACTCGCCCGATTCGTTCTGCTCTTCTTCCATTGAGTCTTGCTGTTGTTTTATATTCTGAGTAACAATCTCTGTCGCCGCCGAAGTATTTATAGATACATTGTCGGCACTACCATCTGTCGCACTCATTGTATTACCAGCAATAGTATTCGATGTACTCACCTCTGTGCTTGTATTGCCCCCGGATGAAAAAGTGGAAACCGATGACTGCGTACTACCTAGGTTACTACTCATCGTTAATACTTGCTGCGTGCTTGCAATTGACGATACTAGGTTAGCCGATGCCGAAGGTGATGAGGCAATGCCACCAGAGGCTACTGTGTTGCCTGTGGCGTGAATAGACGTGCCAGAATTTCCACCTGAGACACTTTGCATGGCTGTCCTAATCGTCGCTGAAACGACTCTCAATTGCCCTTCTCGCTTACTGCCATCCTTACGTTCTCGGAAAATATCTTCGCCTGGCTCTTCATCGATTAATTCCTCTGATTCTTCTTCTATTTCTTCTATGGGTTCTTCTATAATTTCTTCTGCCATTTCCTCTTCAAACCACTCATCTAACTCTTCAATAGTCTCAAAAACTTCACTGGGTTCTTCCATACTTTCTTCGTGCAGTTCTTCCATAAGAATGAGTCGCTCCATTGTTTCGTGAATCGGCTCATTGGTAAAATAAACATCAGTCTCTAAATCAAATTCTTGGGCCATCAATAATTCTGGCTCTTCGTCAAATGGCTCGAAAAACTCATCTACATAAAATTCTTCTTCAAAAATAAACGGCGGCTCTTCATACATTTCTTCTATGAATATTTCTGGCTCTGCTGTAAACGAAAAAGTTTCTTCATTAAATACCTCAATGTATCCATAGTCTGTGTCATCTATGTATCCATAGTCATATTCATCTTCAATAAAATAGGCCACAGATTCTTGCGTGGTGTACCCAGGGCAAGATGGCGAATACTGAGAGTCCAGATCGCATTGTTGATCATCGTATGCTCGCCAGTAACCAAGGCAGCTTGTATCATGCAAAGAATTTAATCCGCATTGCTGTGTTAGATAAGCCGACGCATAGCCGCTGCACTCTGTACTTGAGAGCGGATTAATAACGCATTGACTGCTATAGGTTAAAGATTTATTTTCAATTTGAGTATTACTGTTACTTGCATTCCAATTAGTAGTAATACAGTTACTACTGTTGGTAGTACCTGTATTACATTCATCATGAAATAAGTATTGTGAGTATTGCGTACTAGAGCCCTGGATACCGATTAGCACATCGTGATTAATAATATCTAACTCACCATAACGAAACTCAATGGCTGAGTTTGCAGACAGAAACATCTCAAAACTATTATCCGATGCCCGGTTAAACTCTCGCATATCGTACCAACCCACCACAAAATAATCCTCAAACGATTTTGAGAGTATCCTTGAATCGTTATCTCTGATTAAATCAGTCCAAAATGGATAGATAGTATGGGTTGTATCTGGCAAAGGATCGGGTGTGTAATCATTGCAATAATTGGTTGAAAACGAAAAACAACCATTGGTCGATATAGTGCCACTATTATAAGTAACGCCATAGAAATCAAAATTAAACCCTAAACTTACAGCAGCCGATTTACCATCATCACTAATGTTGTATTGTGAGGTGCCTGAGAGATTTCTTAAATCAAGTAGATTATTTGTGCCAATAGTCCAAGCATTCGCATTGAGACTAAATGCCAATGCGAGTGCAGCTAATAACTTAACCTTGATTTTTGAATTCGTAAACACATTTCAGCCTTGATTTCTTTAAACCATTTGCATGTTGGCGCTCTCTGCATTGCTTAACATACCGATCTTTGGCTTCTTCATAATCAGGCCGATCTTCTGGATTTTGTTGCCAGGCTAATTCTGCCTCTTTTCCAATCTTGCCCTCATAAGGACAAGGTGTGCCAGCCATATACATTGCCTTAAAGACTCTTGGGTCCTGGCAAAGTAAGCCGACCGAGGCTACTTTCATGCCAGTATCATAGAGATACTTTGAGAGCTTTAATCGCTCACAATTTTCATCTCTAATAGCCTTACCCCCGGATAAACCAAAGACTTGCCCCTGGAAAGCACCAGACACGCCAGTAGTACATAAATCTTGCGAATAACTCATGATTGATGGAGCTATTGCACTGGCCGGTGGTGCTCGCTGATTGATGTTTTGAGTAACGACTTGCTCAGATTGAGATTGATTAATATTTCTATTGGTATTGTCACTGGTGTTGTTATTCTCATTTTTTGAGGTTGCCTCACTCTTTACATTAGAATCCGAGGTATTTTTATTAACATTAGTATTACTGCTCGTGCTGTCATTAACATTCGTATTATTCGAGGTTGCATTAGAAGTAACACTGGATGTTGAATCATTTGTATTGGAATTCGTATTAACCGATGTATTGGCATTATTACTTGTTGATGTATTGACGTTAGTATTGCTGGACGTATTTGAGTTGGTATTATTATTGGTACTATTATTTGTGTTCGTTGCCGTCGATACATTGGTGTTTGAGTTTGTATTGGCGTTTGTATTAGTGTTTGTATTGGTGTTTACATTGGTATTCGAGGTGGTCGTGCTGTTCGTTGTATTTAAAGTATTCTCTTCGCAAAACTCAGTGCCAGCCGTACAGGTACCAGTTTGATCGCCATACACCGGAAATGGTGAATACAACATGAAAGTTGCGCTGCAAATTATTAGGCGTCTAAATGTATTCATTAATGACGACAAGGCGATCTGTACGGCATATTAGTTTCCTATAAGACCAAGTGCCCCTGGTGCTGCACCTACGTTCGGTAATACTACGTCTGGACGTGCATCCACAGCGTTTTTAAGTTGTGAGGCTCTAAACCGATCTCCAATGTTTCTCGCCATTGGGAAAGCAGCTATATACTTATTACCTTCTTTAACACCTAATACTGCTATTAGTCTATTACTCATATCTTTTAGCATGGTTGCTTGAGCAATAGCCGTATTAGATGTGTTACTGGCACCACCTGTCGTGCGTTGTGCTACCTTGGCAAATTGCTGTAATAACGCTTTTTCTTCGGCATTATATAAGGCGCTCATTATCGGCGCGTTATCATCAAATGCTTTAGTTGTAGCGGTGAGCAATTTATTTCCACTGAGCCCTTGTGCATTTTTTCCAGATTGCACAATGCGTAAATAGACCTCTTGACGTATACCATTCCAGGCGTCAGGCGTTAATAATTTTTTCATTTTTAATAGATCGCGTTGCAAGTTAGCTTTAGATAAAAAACCCATACCATTAGTATTAAAGATGTAACGTGCTGCATCTTCTGGGGCTACGGCTAACTCAGTATTATCGTTTCTATTTGTACGAGTCAATCGATCAACTAGATTATTACTCTTCCAGGTCTTAGCAAAATCCTTATAATTTTTGATGGCTGACGTCCAAGACTTAATGAGCTCGCCCTCACCTTTTAATAAGGCGGTATCGGCTAATGCCTCGATACGATCATCAAGTTGCGTTTTGATAGTCTTTAATGCCACGCCAGTTTCATTGCCAAAATTACTTGATGCTTTAGAAGTTACTTGCTGACGTAATCTAAATAGATCACTAATAGAGACATTGCCTTTTTGTGTGCCTAACTTTGTTACACGATCTAACATTTGAGTCACAACCGGTAAATCGTCTAATGCATGTGACCTAGTGACATTCGCCCGGACACTCTCACCAAAACCTTTAAATACTGTTGGTGGTATTGTAGCGCCTGTGCTATCAGCTAAATCTTCTGTTTTCTTATATTTTGCTCTGGCCTTTATTTGAGCAGCAGCACGTTGCGCCGCTAACTCGACTTGTGCTGCTTCACCACCGCCGCCTTTGGTAATAATATTTGGTGTTGCCCCAGGTGGAAGCGACCTTTCAGCAATAATTTTTTGTATGGCAGTTACGTTTTCATCAAGTGCACCTTGTGCTGCTTGCCTACTGCCAGCCACAATCTCTTGAGCATGTGTGCCATAAACACCCTTACTGGCAAAATCTTCTAACAATTGATCGCGTGGATTGCCAGATATTGTACCTCTGGTTTGAGGTACTGGTACTGGCAATGATTGTGCCTCGGCATAACGTACGGCATCATCAATGTTGCTTGGTGGTAATTTGTTTGGGCTGAATTGACCGGCGAGTCTTGCCTTAAACTCAGTCGTCATAGTATTCCACTCAATACCGATTTGCTTTAATGCTTGTTCGCCTACATCGGTTAATTTGCCATTTTTAAATACAGCGTCATCACCCATATTGAGTTTTGTCATGGTACTGCGAACCGCATTAACAATAGATGGGATAGCGGCAAATAAGGCATCACCGCCAGCTTGAAATACTGCTGTGGTAGCTCCAGTAGTTAGTGCTTTAAAAGGATCAATTGCATTTACTCCTGAGAGTATTGGAACATCATTAACTGGTAAGTTCATGCCTTGGTTTTGACCGCCAGTTTGATTTGCAATAACATCTTGCTCTGCACTCAATGCTGTTCCAGTTGTTCCGGCTCGAAGTGCGTTACCACCGATAGAGCCGCTCATTGAGCCGGGTATCATTTTATTGATACCTAAAAAACTACCAATATCAAAAGCAGTCTCAGCAACATCTCTTCCTGTAAATCCAGGTCTATTTATATAGTAAGGCTTACCACCCATGATAACAGTAGGATTACCATATTGATCTTGACTCGCTTTGGATTCTGGAAATTGCTGTTGAATAATATTAAGGGATGTTTGAGTATCAGGCGAAGATAACACTCCAAGTGACGCCATTGCTGCTCTTTTACTCATTTCATTATATTCGGGTGCAGCACCAATTTCTGGTATGGTCGGATCGTACCGACCAGCACCAGAAATAAAATTACCGGCTTTAAAAGCAGTAGCAGCAATAGTATCTGGCTTTACCCAATTATCTATCTTTTTCCAATCTCCACCTTTAAAAATATGAGGGCCATCTAAATCACCTTTTTTGTCAGGTACTAACTTGTACTCTTGGCCTACTATAAAATTATCTGCCATTATTTTATTCCACCAGAGCTTATAGTTGTTGCATCATTTTCAAAACCTAAGTTTTTAAATGTAGATGTTCTTTGATCAAAATAAAGATCGCCTTTTTTAAGATAACCGGCTTCTTTTTCTAAGTCGAAATCAGTCTTACCATCTGAGTACGGTTCAAAATTATACGATCTAAATAATGGCGCTATATGCTCTTGGCGTGATTTTTCTAATCCGGTTTTTTCGTCGATAATCATCTCGGACATATAGTCATCAAAACCAATTAAACTATCGTTTTCACGCAAATATTTTTCTTGCTCTGAAAGTATTGTTTTATTACTTGTGTCGCCATTAATAAACACATCCAATATCAACCGGTTACCAGCTGCGGTACCGGCGAGTGTTGCAGTCGCTTGCTCGAACGCTACCATTTCTTTATCTGAAGTTGAGCCCGATCCTTCGGCTCTCATTCGTGGCACAATAAACTTAGCCATTGCCTGGAAGAATTCTTGCTGCGGAACACTTTCATCATAAAGAAACCCTAAGTTATATGCCCATTGCTTCATTGGTAACATGGCCTCTTGCATTTTACCGGTTTCAAAATCTGGGTTATTAAGCATATTACGCATAACTTTGGCACGATTCATTACAGGTTTATTTTGATTAATTAAGGTCTTAAAGTCTTTAATTGTGGACGTACCCATTTCAAAAAATGCCATTTTTTGTTTTTCTTTAAAATTTTGTTGTCTCTGATCGATGGTTACACCTTTAGGTGAAACAGCTTGTACAAAATCACCATAGGCTGTCATATTGGCATCCATCTGTGCTTGATCTTCCAGCGTAATGACACCATCTTCTGGTGTTGGATCTGTCTTAAAATGATTATAAAGCATTACGTTAGATGGTAATGCTTGAGGCGTTCTAGTCATTGGAGCAGCAACAATTTGTTGTTGTATGCTCAATGGCAACGCATTAAAACCAGCTTGAGCAGTCGGAGGTAATCCAGCACCATAAGTGGACATCGCAGTTCGCAAATTTTCTTGCTCTAATTTTTCTCGACGTAATTCTTCAAGTTGTAAATTTTTAATTTGTCGATTAGGAGTCGGCTTCATATACAAGGATTCTTGCATCTGGTTAAGTATATTTCTGCCCATATTTCCTAGCGGGTTTGCCATTATATCAATCCTCTTATGTAATTTTTTTTCAATAATTCTGCCTCAGCACGTTTTTTACGGAGGGCTTCAAATTCTTCGGGTGGCATCATTAACTCATTAAGTACCGTATTGTCCTTAATATACTTTAATGGGGAGCCCAAAAAAGATGTCAAATTTGACATTGGATTTAACTGTGCTAATAATTTTTGTGGGTCCGATAATAAGCCACCATAACCTTGCATAGTATTTTTACTAAAATTTTTAATATTATTAAACAATATTAACTCGGCGTTGGTATTCCAACACCAAAGCCACTTGATGAAGATTTTTGCATAGTTGGGCTTGGTAATAAGCCTGAGACACCGCGCAAAATATCCAACATACGTTGTGGATGCTCTACCTTTCCATAGAATCGGTTTCGCTCGTCATCAATAATGGATTGTGCTTGACCTTGTTGTAGATCACCAACACCACTTAATGCAGCGGCGTCACCATAGCGCATACCGCGCATCGTGCCACCTAAATCAGATAACATGCCTCCAGCATCTAAACGATTTTGGGAGCCTTGTAACCCGGATGCTTGATTTAATTGTTGTGCTCTTAAATCTGAATCCATGCCAGCTAACCCGGCTTGCAAAGTGGCTTGTTGATTTAACTGCTGTGCATTCATGTTATTACCAATGTCTTGCATGGCTAAATTGCTTGCTTGGTTGTAACCAGTATTACGCATATCAGCAGCTAATTTGCCACCAATATTCATTGCATTACGATTATTCTCAGC